GCTTTATCACCTGTTTTTTCTTTACCTTCGAATGGGCGTCTTACAGCTTCTTCTTCAGGAGCAGGAAATTCCATTTCTGGTTCTGCTTCTGGATCTGCTTCTGGGTCTATTTCAACGTCTAATTCTGGTTCACCATTTTCGTCGTCTCCATATTCATCATCGCCATTCATTGCGGCAAATTCTGCTTTTAATTCGTCTAAAGCATCTTCAAGATCTAAGACTTTATCTTCTAATTCATCTTGAGTCATATCTTCTTCTGCTTGTACTGGCTCTCCACCAACTTGATCAGCAGTAATATCAGCAACTAGATCATCAGTAGCATCGCCACCAATTGTTTCTATTGCTTCAGTTTCGTCAACTTTTTTATCTTCATCCGCTTTGGGATCTTTTTTTTCGTCAACTTCTTCTTTTGACTCATCTTCTTTTTTAGTTTCATCGACTTCTTTGTCTTCATCCGCTTTTGGATCTGCTTTTTCATCAACTTCTTCTTTTGACTCATCTTCTTTTTTAGTTTCGTCAACTTCTTTGTCTTCTTCTTTCTTTTCTTCAATTGTTTCAGTTTCAGCATCATTAGATACTAATTCTTCATATATTTCTCTAGATTTATCGACAACGATTTCATGGAATAGATCTTCCGCTTTCGCTTTTTCTTCGTTCACCAACAAGTCTAGTAATTTTTCAAACTTTTCTGACATTTGGGTACTCCTTATTCGCTACTATTGGCCATAGTCTGTGTTATATAATTATAATGTTTACAGTTAAAATCGATAATATTGGTGTTTTTTTCGATTTTTTACTATTTTATCGAAACTTTTCCCAACTTTTCATTAAAACAGATAAATCTTCATAATATATCATACTTAGATTTTCAACGTCTTTAAGCTTCTTTGGAACAAAGCGAAATTGCTCGACATCTTTACGACATATACGTATAAAATTAGTTTTGGGTCTAGATTGGCAGTTGCGTTTCATTTGATTTTCCCAATTTCCATGAAATGTTGCTTCACGTTCACTACCTCTATAATTGCTAGTGCCTTTATACATATTGTTCATTCTTAGTTTATCGCCTTTTCCTCTAACTCCACAGAAATCCATTCCTAAAATGAATATTTCTTCAAAGTTTTTTTCAATTGCTAAGGTAGTTGCTGTAGGTCCAGAACTCCATCCATTGTCTTTTTTAAATCTTTTGAAATAAGTGTGTTTAATTTGACTGCGTGGATATGTCCAAACTTCTGCATCGGTATATCCTGCGTCACCAATTTCATTCATCATTTTAATATCAACGCCTACAAGGTAATCTAGTTTAACATTATCTCTATAGACTGCATTAATTCCAATGATTTTACCATAAGGCCAGAGACTATTAATGTCAAAGTCTTTACGACTCTCGCCGTTAGCGATAATAAAGCAACGTTTCATCTATTATTTAATATGCTGTTTCTTCTTGAGGGGCGGCGTACATAGCTTTAACTGTTTCTAGTTCTTTTATGTACTCACGTGCTTTGATTTCTTGTTCTTTTCTTATTTGATTTATTTGTTCTAGTGTAAGTTTGGTTTTACGCAAGTCATCAAATTTAATGATACTAGTATCGTCTTTCGCATTATAACGTTCATCCATCAAATCAAACATTTCTCTTAAGAGCATACTGTATTTATAGTCCTGGGGTATCGGCTGGAGCCACTGGAGGAGTAACTTCAGGTCCACCTTCTGGTGGGAGACCTTCTTCTCCTTCTGGTCCTAACTCGTCTGGTGCTACATCTCCTAACTCTGCTGTACCAAGATCGCCTGCTATGCCTCCTGGTGTAATGCCTGCTGAACGCATAGCCTCTTCGCCAGCATCTGTTTCAGTATCTTTATCGTTTTCTTCCATCCAAAGTTTTTGATTTCGTTTAATTTCGTCTTGTGTCATGCCTAAGTAACGTTCCATTGAGAACCTTTTACTTAAAAATGGTGATTCAGCTAAAGATGTAAACACTTGTACTCTTGAATTATCCATTTCTGTTTGTCTATAACTTGCAAAATTCTGTGGTGGATTAAATTTTAATTTAAACATAGAAGAATCTACATTAATACCCCTTGCTTTACAAAAACGTTTGAATTCTAAATCCAATGGATCACATATTAACGTTTGTAAACGTTCTAAATACTTGTTAAATCTTAGTTCTTGAATGTATGCTGTACCAACCCTACCATCATTATACTGTGGATTTGCTCCATCGTCAGGTCCTGTTGGCAAATATGCCGCAGGAATTTTTAATCCTCTGTATAGTTTGTTAGTAAAGTAACGTAAGTCATCGATCTCACCTAAATTAGTACCACCTGGAAGTGTTTCAACTTTAGATCCACGTCCTTCTGTTGTTTGTGGAAAGAAATAATCTTCGTTTATGCTTAATGGATTGTAAGCGGCATCCATCATATTAGTACCTCCACCTGAAGATGATGGTAAGCGTCTTTGATGGATTTCGTTTTTAACTCTTTCTACAAATTGCATTGCTAAATGTGATGGCATATTACCTACATCAATGTAAAAAATTCTACGTTCTGGTGCTCTTTGTATTCTATAAATTAAAATTGCGTCTTCTAATAGTTCTTTTTGCTTAAACACTTTAAACACCTGTTCAAGAATTGATGTGCCAAATGGATAATTTTCACCAATACCTTCACTTAACGATGGGTGAACAATATGTTCTGCACCAATGGCATATTGATTCATGTTTTCTTGGAATCGCCCTGAGCCAGTTGTTCCACCTGATGGTTGCATATTTGCTGATCCACCAACACCAGTATATCCTTGATAGCCTTGATTTTGTCCTGTGGCCCCACCTGCATATAATGTTTGATTAGGTACTTCAGTTGCTGTTAGGTTTTGTAGGTTAATGTTTAAATCTCTTATTACATATTGTTCTGGCTTTTTGCCTTCTGATTCGTTAACAATTACTTTGTCAACTTTAGTTGCGTCAATATGTAATAATTCGTTTGTCTCTGGATCACGAATAAAAAATGCATCACCATATTTGATGCAATTTCTAAAAACTCTAAATGCTCTCTTGTCTAACTTGTTTAATGATGTCCATTGTTTAAGTGCTTTGCGTAATACTAATACTTCTTGTTCTGTAGGATTATCATTATATCTAATATCAAATGGTGTTTGGTTGTCTGCGTTTATTTGTGTGCAAAATTCTGCAATAATATCTAGTGCCGCATTAATTTCTGAGTCGGCGTCCATAGAATCATATTGTGAATACCTGTTTACTCTGTTTGGATGTCCTGTATAAACTTCTGGCAAGTAAGATGAGTAATTTCTTTTGCCAAATTCTGCTCTATCATATGGGCCAAGTTGTGAAGAAGTATTACCACTTATTGGTGATAATGTTCCATCTGTGCTTATTACTGAAAAATATTTTTTCCAACTCATTATTATCTAAAAAGATCTGCGGCAAAAAAATTCCCTAATTTCTTTAACTCCCTTTGGGTTGTTGCCGTATTTGTAAATTGCCCATCTGCAATTGTTTTAAGTACACCAACCATTTCTTCTAATTTCGAAACCACTTGCTTCGATTGTACACTATTTACACCATCTTGAGCAAGTAAATTAGTTCCTCCATCTGCTTTATTTGTTATGTTGGCTAAAAGATCTTCTAATGGCTTTAATGAATCGCCAAGGTCAACTGGTATGTTTCCTTCTGGTGCTGGTATTACTGCTTCTTTACCGTGTAACATTGCTAATGCACCTGCACCAAAGTCTACAATACCTTTTGTGCCTAGTTGGAAACTTTTCTGGAGCAAACCTTTATCCTTCAGCCAGTTAATCATCTCATTAGTTGTTGGTTCACCAGTCTTGGCTTTTTCGTCCCACCAACCTTTGAATGCATTTAAGTCGTCTTCTGTTTTATTATCATAAAGAAAGTTTTCGAGTTCTATTCTTGCTGTGTTGTTATCTTGACTAACACTACTGATGGTGCCGGCATTTCCAACTATTTTTTCACCTTTTGTCTTTGCCGGACTATCTTGATTGATGTAGACGCCATCAACTTTTTTTATGTTCATGGATTTTGCAAGGTCTTTTTCTACTGCGTCAATATCAGCACCAACAAAACCAGAAACTCCTTTTCCCATTAAAATGTTTGAAAGAACTTCTGTAAATTTTTGTGTTGTCTCTGCAACTTTTGTGATTGCAAATGCAAAT